CAGTTTTTTATTATGCCTATTGCAGAATGGGCAACAGCGATATGGATGCCAGATGTAACTTTGCCGAGTTTAGCCACGGGTGAACTTATGACGTTGACCCTTTCGCTTCTAGGACTTGGGGGAATGAGATCCTATGAGAAGTCAAAGGGTGTAGCAAGAGAGAACATGAAAAAATGATAATTTGTGAGAGATGTAAAATAGCGTTAAAACAAATTGAATTGAAAAACCTCTACCAATGTCCTATGTGCTTAACAGTCACAGAACATAAAGATATATCTGACGAAGAAAATGTTAAAAAATAATTTTTGGAAAAAAGACCTTAAAAATTTTTCAAAAGAAGAGTGGGAGGCGTTGTGTGACAGATGTGGTAAATGTTGTTTGATTAAATTAGAAGATGAAGACACTTTGTATTTTACAAATGTTTCATGCAAACTACTATGTACTAAAACAGCAAAGTGCTCAGATTATAAAAATCGTAAGAAAAAAGTAAAGGAATGTGTAGTATTGACTTATCAAAATCTTGAGGCACTCAATTGGATGCCAAATACCTGTTCCTACAAATTAATACATGAAAAAAAAGATTTACCTAAATGGCATTATTTAAAGACTGGAAACTTTAAGAAAATGACAAAGGAAAAAATGTGTGTTAGTAATCAAGTGATAAACGAAGAGTTAGTTAAAGAAAAGGACTTGCATAATTATATTACACATTGGAAATAAATTATGGATGGTGTAAAGGTAGCACAAATTTTATTAAAGAACATTCGTCAAAGAAGAGATGAGTTATCTCAATCTTTGGCAGATGGTTCGATAACTTCTATGGAAGATTATCGGTTCATAACAGGTCAAATACGAGGACTGACTTGGTGTGAGGAAGAAATTAGAACCTCGATGAAAGGAATAGACGATGAGTAAAAAGCTCTATGTGCCAGACAGATTATTGGCAAAAAAACAAATCAATCCAGTACCACCAGCTATTGGTAAAAGTTTTGGAAAAACTGAAGAACCTAACAAGAATGAAGATGATCCGTCAAAAATAGATTCCTCTGTTATTGATAGATTGCCTCAACCGACTGGTTATAGAATTTTAGTTATACCATATTATCCAAAAGAAAAAACTAAAGGTGGCATATACATACCAGACGCAACAAGAGATAGAGAATCATTTGCAACAGTCGTTGCGTATGTCGTAAAAATGGGTCCAGATGCTTATAAAGATACAGATAAATTCCCAACAGGAGCATATTGTTCTGAGAAAGAATGGGTATTAATGGGTAGATATGCTGGAAATAGGTTCAAAGTGGAGGGTCTTGAGTTAAGGCTCATAAATGATGATAATATTATAGCGAAAATACTTGATCCAACAGATATTTCTTATGTATAGTGGAGGTAATGATGAATGAAGCACAAGAAAAAATTGTAGAGCAAGAAGCTCCAGAAGAAAACGTACTTGTTGATATTGAGGAGACAGAAGAAAAAAAACAAGAATCTCCAAAAGTTGAAGCAAAAGAAGAAGAGCGAACAGAAGTTCGTTCTGATCAACCAGATGATGAGCATGAAAATTATTCTGAAAATGTTCAAAAGCGTATCAATCAACTCACCGCAAAAAGGAAACAAGCTTTGGAAGAGGCTGATGCTGCTTTCAAATACGCTGAAGAACAGAAGAAGAAAAATGAAGAGTTACAAAAACAACTTGCTCAACTTAATTCTGGTTACACATCAGAATTTGGAAATAGAATCGAAGCACAAACTGCAAGTGCAAAAAAGTTATATAAGGAGGCTTTTGATGCTGGAGATGCTGAAAAAATGTCTGAGGCAAGTGACCTCATGGCTAAACTCGCTATTGAAAACGAAAGACTCAGATTACAAAAACTTAGAACCGAAACTAAAGGAATTGAAAAAGATGAGGGACAACCTGAAGCCCCAAAAAGGCAGGCCCCGCAAAAACAAGAGATAGATCCAAAGTTGCAAGGTTGGCTTAACAAGAATACTTGGTTTGGTCAAGATATGGTTATGACAAGAGGTGCTCAAGCGATACATGAGCAGATTGTTGCTAATGATGGCTTTGATCCATCTACCGATGAGTATTATCAGGAGATAGACAAGAGGATGAGAGTTGAGTTTCCACAAAAATTTCAGAGTGACAGAAAAGTCGCCCAGACTGTCGCACCTGCAAACGGCAAAGCCGTTTCTAATAGTGGGCGGAAAAAGCAAATAGAACTAACACCTGGACAAGTTGCATTTGCTAAAAAAATGAGAATACCTTTAGAGCAATATGCTAAAGAGGTAGCTAAAATTGATTCCAGGAAAGGAGCCTAAGATGGTTGATAGAGCTAATCGAGAGACTGAAACTCGTGAAAAACAGGCAAGAAAACAAGCTTGGAGACCACCAAATCAATTAGAAGCTCCACCAGCACCTGTGGGTTATAAGCATAGGTGGATTAGAGAACGTGTTATGGATTATGATGATAAAGCAAATATCTATAAACGGCAAAGAGAAGGATATGAATTAGTGCGTGCAGAGGATTATCCAGATGCAGATTATCCCGTGATTGATGAAGGCAAAAATGCTGGAGTAATTGGTCAAGGAGGACTTTTATTAGCACGGATTCCAGAGGAAGTAGTTCAAGAAAGAAATGCTTACTATAGGAATAAAACAAATACTCAGATGGAGGCCGTTGACAGAGATTTGATGAAAGAACAAAATCCTGCAATGCCAATATCTAAGGAAAGGAAGTCTCAAGTTCACTTTGGTGGCAAGAGACAAAGTTAATAAAATTCTTACTTAAAGGAGTAATAAATGGCAAATCAAGATGCTGCTTTCGGTATGCGTCCAGTCAGAATGATAGGTGGTGCACCTTGGACTGGTGGACAAAGCCGATATAGAATCGCTGCCAATTACGGGACAAGTATTTTTCAGGGCGACATGGTTGCTCAAGTAACTGGAGGCGGTATTGAAGTACACGCTGATGGTGGTACAGTGCCTATAGTTGGGGTGTTTAATGGTTGTAGGTTTACTGACCCAACCACGAAAAAGGAAACTTTTTCAAACTTTTATCCTGCAAGTACAAATGCGTCAGATATTGAGGCTTTTATTATTGATGATCCGAATGTGATTTTTGAAATACAAGCTAATGCTGCATTTCCAGTTGCGGATTTATTTGGTAACTTTGACATTGTATATACAAGTGCAGGGTCTACTGTAACAGGGATTTCTGGAGCAGAGTTAAATGTTAGTGATGGTGCAACCACCGCTACTTTGTCACTCAAAGCGATTGACATATCTCAAGATCCAGAAAATAACGATGTTTCATCAGATGCGACTAATGTCTATGTTGTGATTCAAAATCACATATTTGGACAAAAGTCTGCTGGATTAGCGTAAGGGAGATTAGATTATGGCTATATCAAGAGCACAACTCGTTAAAGAGTTAGAACCTGGTCTTAACGCTTTATTCGGCATGGAATATGATCGTTATGATCAAGAGCATACAGAGATATTCGAGACTGAATCTTCAGATAGAGCATTTGAAGAAGAGGTCATGTTGAGTGGCTTTGGTAATGCTTCAACAAAATCAGAGGGAGCTGGAGTACAGTTTGATCAAGCAAACGAGGTATACACTTCAAGATACACAATGGAAACTATTGCATTAGCTTTTGCTTTGACAGAAGAAGCAATGGAAGACAATTTGTATGACCAACTTGGAGCAAGATATACAAGAGCGTTAGCAAGATCAATGTCTCACACAAAGCAAGTCAAAGCTGCTGCTGTATTAAACAATGCGTTTGATTCAAGTTTTGCAGGCGGTGATGGCAAAGAGCTTTGTGCAACAGACCACCCATTAGGTGGTGGTGGTACATTTAGAAATGAACCATCAACTGCAGCAGATCTTAATGAAACATCATTAGAAAATGCTCTCATTGACATTTCACAATTTGTTGATGAAAGAAATATGATTGTTGCATTAAGAGGAATGAAATTAATCGTTCCACCTGCGTTGCAATTTGTTGCAGACAGACTGCTTGAGTCAACTTTAAGAGTTGGCACATCTGACAATGATTTGAATGCAATCAAAAACAGAGGAATGATACCAGATGGTTATACCATTAATCATTTCTTAACTGATACAGATGCTTTCTTTTTAAAGACAGATGCACCTAATGGTTTCAAGTATTTTGAAAGAATACCATTAAGTACAAGCATGGAAGCTGACTTTGACACAGGTAACATGAGATACAAGGCTAGAGAGCGTTATGCCTTTGGCTTTTCAGATCCAAGATGTGTCTTTGGTTCTCCAGGAGCCGCATAAAAATACAACATATTTTTAGAGGGGTCTTTTCAGACCCCTTTTTTTTGTGTATACTTAAAATACCTTGACGAAGAATTAACTTCGACAATAGCCGAGACAAGGAGATTTACATGGCTAATACAACTTTTACAGGTCCAATTCGATCTGAATCTACAATTAAAACTGTAAGTAAAAATTCTACTACTGGAGCAATCACAGAGGTAACAACTTTTGGTGGAGCACCAGTTAGTTTATCTGATGGAAATGTGACTTTAACAAACGCAACGCATAGTGGTAGAGTTTTACTTGTTCCAGATGGTGGTCAAGACAATACATACACATTACCAGCACCTATAGCTGGATCAATGTTTAGATTTGTTTACGCTGGTGGAGCCGCAGATGCAACAGACGCTATAATTGTCACACCTGGTAATTCAAACTTTTACATTGGTGGAGTGACATTTTTAGATACTGATGGAAATGAAGTAAGTTCAGTATTTTCGGATGGCAACTCAAATAGCAGTATTCAATTTAATGTTCCCGCTGGTTTTGACGTTACTATAATGGGCATAGATACAACAAATTATCAAATTTTTGGTAACGTAACATCAACGACTGCTCCAGCTTTCGCTGATCAATAATAGGGAGGTTTAAATGGCAGATACAGTTGCCTCACAAACTTTAGTTGATGACATCAAAATAGCTGTTTTTAAATTTACTAACATATCAGATGGAAGTGGTGAAAGTGCAGTAAAAAAAATTGACGTTTCGGCTTTGTCTACTAATCAACAAGGTCAAGCTTGCACTAGAGTTACTATAGATGAAATATGGTGGCAGTGTAA